GCCGAAGTTTTCTACCGGAGTAGTTCCTGTTGATAAATTAAAAGGTAGAGGTAGGGACCGAGATCTACCATATAAGGCTAATATTCATTCCGAAGATGATAGTTTACCTGATGACATAATCGAAGGTTTAAAAAGTAAAGCTAGGGAAAAAATGGAAAGAAATAGGAAAAAGTTAGAGCGCCGCATACGAGCAAGTACTCCGCCACCACCACCGGTGGAATTATCTCCAAGGGGTCGCAATTTACTAACTACTTATACACCGGAACTGGATATTGTGGATATAGGAATTCGAACACCTGTTCACGGAAGAGTGACAACGACTGGATATATAATGAAACCGTTTGAGTATAATTACCATCGTTTATTACCTTTATCTTATTTGACTAAAAGGGAAGTTGAACAAAAAACAAAAGAAAATGCTAAGATGCTTGTACTTATAGAGTTATTTCCTAAAACGTACATTTATTTATCGCCTATAATATGTCATACGCTTATGGGGATAAATCGATTAGATTTATATGGGAAAGTGCTAGTATTAGGAGCATTAAGGGATGAACTAATACCAAATATATCATTAACGAGTGTCGAAGTGATGGAAAGTCGATTTTTTACGTCTCGAGATGAAACGATTCAGATTATGAGAAATATAGAACAAATAGTTAAAAGTAGGGATCTTACGGGTCCTACGCCAGCTAATCTGTATGGTACCGACATTCCAGATATCGATGTTATTTCGCCTATTACCGAGCCTATATCCCCAACAAGTTTTCAACTTATTGGTTATAATAAGCATCCAATGTTTAGGACACAACCGATGTCACGAGACGAGGAAATGGAATTAGTAAAGTTATCTGAAAAACATGAAAAAATAGGAGCAGAAGATTTTGCGTTTGTTGTTGCTCATGGTGCAATAGTAAATGAACTGTCGCCAGAGATAAAATTACTTGCAAATAAGTACTTGAGAATAATAGAATTAGGGAAAGCTGGACAAGTAATATCTTTTGATTATAATAGTATAGTTTTTGAAATAAATAACATACTTAGAAACCCGTCATATAATGCAATGTTCGACAATACAGATGAAGGAGAATTGATGCGCAAGTCTGCATTTAGTGTGTTGTGTCCGTATATTAGTTCCGATAAAATAAAGTTATGTGATCTTGATGATACTTTTTACTTGGTTGATATAACACATGATAGGGAATTTTCCGGACACGTTGTGGACAGTAAGATAAAAGATAATCAAAAAGTTACATATAAATCTTTTAAGAATCTGCTTTCAATGGGTATATTTTTACCTGTAAATTATACCACTGATAAGTCGACACCTTATACAGCGAAGAAGGAATTATTTAAATTGTATCCTGGTACAACATTTTTAAGTACGACTACAAATATGAAGCTAGTTGAAACATTGCTTCCGATAGCTATTAAGGAAAATAGACGTATAAACTTAATAATTATGTCGTGTGGCGTTTCTTATACTGTAGGTGATGCTATTTATGATGACCACGCAGAGACTAAGCCGGGTATAAACAATCCTGCGATTGAATTGTTAACGGGTAGCAAAAAATATTTATCAAAACTTAATAACCTTATTGACAAATATGTATTAGATTTTTATTCGGATGGTGTTGTTAATCTTCTACATAAGACTATAAATGGCGCTATCACATTTATGGGATATAGAGATTATGCTAAGGATGGTAAGATTGATATATTATTCACTATTGCGCAACATGTAAATAATTTTTATACGAGTAAATTTAAGTTGTTTTCACAATTCTTATATAGTGATTTAGGCAAAGTAGAAGAAAATTTTAGTTTTGCAGGTTTAAACACTTATCATCAAAGTAATGATTTAGTTAGTAGTCGTAATCCGTATAAATTTGCATGGTATAGTAGTTATATAGATGAAATTATAAAGGTTAAAATATTTTTGATGCATGAGTTTAAAAAAGTATTGTCATTGAGAATAGTTATGGTAAGGACATCATTGGATATTATAGTCCAAAATCTTACAGAGTTAAGAGCAAGATATGGACCAGGACCGTTTCCTAGTGATGTAGTAATGCAGAATACATGTGACATGCTTGATGAAGCTATTCAAGGCGCGACTATTATGAATGAATATTTTAGGCGTTTAGAAGGTGTAGTTATTTATATAAATAATGGACTGACTCCCCCGAATGATCCCAATTCATTTTTAGACTATAAAAAGTATAGAGAGATAAAGAAAGAATATGACGAAGGTCCTGCAAAAGAATTTTACGAAAAATTAGTAGAAAATTTAGACTATGATAGATTTGAAGGGGAAAATGTTGGATTTAATGAAAGATTATATAAAACAAAACTTTTAAATCCTTTAACTAGTGGCCCGTTTCGAAAAACACAACGATTCATGTACAGATATAGTACTCTTCCAGGTTATGATCAGATAAAGGATAGACGTAAAACAATGAAGAAACAGTTATATGATAAAATGAAAATAGGTAAACATGCTCGAAAAGCGAAAAAGTCGTCGGATGTTTCGGTATAAAAGATGTAAAGACTATAAAGTTTAAAAGTTAAAATTTAAAGTGATAACATTAAATTTGAACTGAACTGAACTGAACTGAACTGAACTGAACTGAACTGAACTGAACTGAACTGAACTGAACTGAACTGAAGTTTTTGTTTGATTTTGAAACATTACGAATCAACTGTTCGTTTCATTAGCGTGCTGGTAACAATATATGGGTCCATATTTGCAGCGGGTCGTCTATCTTCGAAGTAACCGTAACCAGCGTTGTGTGTATTGTTATTGATACGAACAGATACACCTCTATCGCCGATACCTGATGTGAAAGTATTGTAGCTGGATGTTTCATATTTTCCGGAAAGTCGACTCTCATTATTTACACCGTATTGTTGTATATCTTCTGCGTGATATTTTTCTAGGTTATTTACAACGCGATATATTTCCATTATACCTGCATTGTCGTCGCAAGGGGTGCGCATTTTGAAAGTAGAAAAATTTGCATGACATCCTGAGCCGTTTATATGAGAGAAAGGTTTAGGTTCATATGATATAGTGTTGCCGTATTTTTCGGCGATGCGTTCAAGTAAGAATCGCGCTACAAGAAGTTCATCGGCGGCTGTTATTCCTTCGGAAGGACCGATTTGGAATTCCCATTGGTTTTTGCTGACTTCTGCATTTATGCCGGAAATAGTGATACCTGCCTTAGTGCATGCTAGCATATGTTCTTCTGCGAGTGCACGATATTCTATATCTTTGCCGGCACCACAGTAATGTTCGGTAGTTTCATAAAAAAGCAAGTGGTGCGGAGTTGTTTCGATACGTTTATCAAAAATAAAGTATTCTTGTTCGAGTCCGAACCATGGTTTTTGATTACTTGTATGTTTTGATATTTTGTTAGCGGTATGTCTTGTGTTTGATGATGTAGGTGTTCCATCGGCGTGGTACGTTTCACACAATACGATTTTTGAATACATTATATTATTTTTATAACTTCCGTCTCCGCCTATAAATACCACGGGGTTAAGAGGATTATCACATACGAAAACGGGATGAAGCGTTATTTCAGATTTTTTACCGTCTGCTTGTCCGGTAGACGAGCCATCGTAGTCCCATACAGGGAAATCATGTGGATGTTTGTATTCTGAGTCTAATCCAATTCTTTCGCATTTAATAACTTTAGTTTTTGACCTGAATTTTTTATTATTATCAAGCCAAATATATTCGGCTACCGTATATTTCATTTTTAAATATATATACGCATCTATATTTTATATCATTTTTTATATATTTAGTATAATATATATATATATAGTATAAAAATGTCTAGTTCTCGAGGAAGTTTAGAAAATACGAGAGAATTATTATTAGTGAGACCAGGAACACCTTCGCCTTTATCATCAGTTTCCAGTTCTCCTAGTATTCCTGGTTCCGATAGTTCTGTTGAAAGTAATAGTCCAGGGCTACAAAATACAGCGGCATTATTGAGAGTGCCGCCATCACCGCGTTCTAGTTCTGACTCTATTTCACCAGCTACACGTAGAAGGGTAAGATCGTCTAGTTCTAGTCGGTCAAGAGGTAGAGCATTATGGGGTTCTAGAAAGAGAAAGGTAATGTTTAGAATAAGACCTCGAGTAGGTCCTACGGTGTATAGAGTTCCAATGATTGCTCCACCACCACGACCGCTGCAGCGACGACCGCCGCGTCGTCGTGTTAGTTCTAGTTCTGACTCTATTTCACCAGCTACACGTAGAAGGTTAAGTTTGTCTAGTTCGTCTAGTTCTAGTCGGTCAAGAGGTAGAGCATTATGGGGTTCTAGAAAGAGAAAGGTAATGTTTAGAATAAGACCTCGAGTAGGTCGTCCGATGGCGCATAGAGTTCCAATGATTGATCCGCCACCACGACCGCTGCAGCGACGACCACCGCGTCGTCGTGTTAGTTCTAGTTCTGACTCTATTTCACCAGATACATATAGACGATTATCTTCATCAAGTTCTACACGGTCAAGAGGTAGAGGTAGAGCGGCGCCAGCTTCTACAAAGAGAAAGTTAATGGTTAGAATAGGACCACCGAAGCCTAGTCATGCGCGTGTGGTTCCATTTCTTCCTCCTCCTCCTCCTTGGGTTCATCCATCATCATCATCATCATCGTCGCTAGGATCGAGTTCCAGTTATTATCCGTTGACGGCATCATCATCATCGTCGCTAGGATCGAGTTCAGGTTCTCCTTTGACGGCATCATCATCTAGTTCACAAGGTTCAAGAGCCAGACTTTTAGTCAGAAAAAAATAAGTAGTTAGACTCTTTATATTTTAATGGGAATGTCTTTTACAAAACTGCGAGCCATCGATAGAAATAATACTATTACATGGCTTACCAATATTAACACCGCTTTTTAGTATAGCGGTACATCGGGGTTTGGTTGAAACATTTTCAACCTTTGTTACATGGGTATGATTTTTAGCGATATGTTTTTTATAGTGTGCGGGGCATAATAGTAGATTTTCGGCTTCATAGTATAGTGCGTTTTTGTCACAATTTGAATCATTTGTATTGCATTTTTTTATAACATAAGAGCATTTTGTGGCGGGTATACAGTCAGAACCGGTGGAGTGTATATTTTTAGCGAGTTTAACGGATGGGTATGGTATAAAGGGTAATAGTTTATTGTTAACTGTGCGACAGTATGGGCATTTAATTTGATAAGGCTGAAGTTTAGTAACTTCGTACATTGTATTCGATTTTGTTTTTTGGTAAAGGACTTCTTTATAAATGGGCATATAGTTAAATTTATGATTACATTTAAGCGTAATGTGATTTGGGTGTAGTTTTTCTTTAGAAATAAGACATATATTATCATCAGTAGATGGTGGAGACGAAGATATAACTATGTTGGAAGATTCGCACGGAGACGATGATGATGATGATGATGTACTTTGTATAATTTTATAAAGTTCTGAAAAGAAGTCGATAGAATTTTGCGTAGGTTGCGTATTTAATTTAGAAGGTAACATAAAATATAAATTGTGTATAATTAATAAAATAAAAAGTCTTTATATTATTATATTAATAATATGGCGACAAAAAAAGAATGGGGGAATGCGACGTGGTATTTATTTCATACTCTTTCGTTTAAAATGAAAGAGGAACACTTTGATGAGTTGAAGAATGATTTTTTAAATATTTGTACGAAAATATGTACGAACTTACCGTGTCCAGATTGTTCTGAACATGCGGTTGCGGTGATGAAAAGTCTAAAAAGGGAGAACATTAAAACAAAAAAGGATTTACAGTTATTCTTTTTTGATTTTCATAATACAGTAAATAAGCGTGTTAAAAAGCCCGTATTTTCAGAAGAACAAATGTTCATGTATCACAAGGCAATAACTAAAAATATTGTTTTCAACTATATAACTATATTGTCTAGAAAACACAATAATATAAAGCTTTTAACGAATAGTTTTCATAGAGATATGACGATGAATGATTTCAAGAAGTGGATAGCGCATAACAGCAGTAAATTTAATCCGTAAAAATCTTACGTGTTACATAGAGTGTATAACTTCACCATTCCGATAAACCTTGCATTTAAATGTTTGTTTATTTGGTCGAGAGCATATTGATGCACCGTTTTCGACATTAAAGAAAATCATCTCATTATTTGCGGATGAAACAAAAAGGTACCATATGTATCCGACTATCCACCCGATAGCGAGGCCAATAATGACGCCTACAACAGGCGTACATCCGTAATATATTTTAGATGCAGCGTCGATAAAGAAGAATACCATAATGACGGAAAGCATAATAACATTGTAACTGTTGTACTGTAACATAGGCATGAATATATATGCAAAAATGAATGCTAATGCTGCACTATTAAAGTTGGGGATGGTATATTGACCGAGACCGAAAGGTAATGAAACGAAGTTGCATTGTTGTTTCCAGTATGGAGAGCCGCGGCTATTCATATTTTCAAATTTGGCGTTGGTAGTGAAAGCGGTTATGGAAAAAATGAAAAGTAAGACAATAAAGCCGGCTAAATACATTACCCATTTTAAGTTTCCATTGCTTAAACTAGAAATAATGAAAAAACCGGACAATAGAACGGGCGATAAAGAGGAAAGTAGTTGTAAAATATTACCAATGGATAATGAAACACCTGGTTCTAAATTAGACAACATTGCGGCCCTAGCGAATTTTGCATATGCGGATTCTTGTGGTTGGTTTTGATTTTGGGGCACTTGTTGATTGTTAGGTACTGACATTTTATATGTTATATGATATATAATATATAATAATATAATGTTTTTGGGTTGAGTATTTTGTATTTTCTAGTTTATACTTAATATTTAAAGTGTGGTATTAAATATATATATGTAAAATACATAGAAACAAAAAGATAATAATATATACAGTACATTATTATCGTAACTTATTTTTACTATAAAATAAACAACGATGGGTATTCCTAGTTATTTCACAAAAGTAGTGAAATCGTATCGTCATATTCTAAAAGATATGGAACATTTAAGTCACGTTAATAATTTATATATGGATTGTAACTCATTAATATATGATGCAGTAAAAAACAACCCTACATATGATAAGACTAGACATAAAGAGTATGAGAAGGAGTTGATAAAAATGGTATGTAATAAGATAGACTTTTACGTTGATTTATTAAAGCCGAAAACTCGTGTATTTATTGCATTCGATGGTGTTGCGCCTGTTGCTAAACTTAGTCAGCAGCGAGATAGGAGGTACAAGTCGTGGTATACGGCGCAAATTCAGAGGGATGTCGAGGGTGCAGCATATAAGGAGACATGGAATACATCGGCGATTACACCGGGTACTAATTTTATGAGACATTTGAATGAGGAAGTTAGTATATATTTTAGTAAGAAGTCGTGTTCTTCATCTGCATTGGTGGATGGGGTAAAAGAGTTAGAGTTAGAGTTAGAGTATATCGTGTCGAGTAGTTCAGAATCGGGTGAGGGTGAACATAAGATTTTCGAGTATATGCGAAAGTATCCCGAGTATCATAACTCGCCGGGTACGACTACACTTGTATATGGGTTAGACGCGGACTTGATAATGTTGACATTGAATCATTTGCATATAACTAAAAACCTGTATTTATTTCGAGAGACGCCTGAATTCATAAAGTCGGTTGATTCTACGCTGGATCCGAACAAGGACTATTTGCTAGATATACCGGAGTTAGCGGATTCGATTATCAAGTATATAAATAATACAGAGGCGACTGGGATAGTAAACACAGGAGGTGATACAGGAGCGAGAGATTTTAGTAAATTAAAAGAAAAAGGAGAAAAAAGAGATAATGAAATAAATAGGATAACGGATTATATATTCATGTGTTTTTTGTTAGGGAATGATTTTATGCCGCATTTTCCTGCATTAAATATAAGAACAGTGGGTATAGATATATTATTAAATGTTTATAAGGAGACGCTTGGGAAGACAGATAAGTACTTAACGGAAGGTAATAAGATCGTATGGAAAAATTTCCATGATTTTATAGATAATATTGCGAAACAAGAGGATACGCTGTTGATGGATGAGCATAAGAAGAGGGATAAGTTTGCTCGAAGGCTTGGGGATGGCGACCATAACAGCAACCATAACAACATGAGAGACAACAGGGGCGAGAGAAATGCGTTTAATCGGGACTTAAATAAAAATCAACAAATGTCACAACCTTTCTCAAAAAATGACAAAAAAGTATTACGTGAAACAGAGGAAGTATTAGGAGAAGGTGCGGATATTCAAAAAATGGATGACCTTTTAATGTTACCAATGAAAGAGCGTAGTATAGAGAAGTATATTAATCCTTTTGTGAAAGATTGGGAGTATAGGTACTATAAAGCACTATTTGATATCGAAGTAACTGAAGATAGAAGGAGGCAAATATGTATAAATTATTTGGAAGGGCTAGAATGGACGTTTAGCTATTATATGACCGGATGTATAGACTGGAGATGGTGTTATAACTATCATTATGCGCCATTATTTAAGGACCTTGTAAAATATATTCCACACATGGATACGCAATTTTTGAAAAGGAAGGATAAACAAACGATTGAAGACTTTGTACAGTTGTGTTATGTTTTACCTAGACAGAATTTGAATTTATTGCCGGTAGAAGTGAATATTGTACTGATGCAAAGATTGGGTCACTTATATGGCGATGACTACGAGTTTAAGTGGGCGTACTGTAGGTATTTTTGGGAGAGTCACGCGGAATTACCGAGATTACATATTGAAACATTGGAGGATATTGTTCATGAGGCGAAAAACAAAACAACATTCGCTACGTCTAGACCGATTGCGATACCGAAGTCGCCACTATTTGAAAAGAAACTGTCACCGATAAGAATGGAAATAAAGAGTCTAAAAAATTAGAAAATTTCATAGGTATAACTTAGAACTTCCCAGTCATAGTCTTTATAGTCGCCTTTGTAATATCTGTTAGATGGTGAATTTATGTTTATATCCTGTATTTTTTTTAACCTAAATCTGTCTACATCATATTGTACTGAATTTTCTTTTATAGTAATCGTTGTACAAAACATGTCATCATCAATGTGCGAATCTTTTCTATTTATTTCAACTAAATTGGGTGTAGTGTATTGAATAATATATCTTTTATAGTCACCATAAGCAACTTCACTAAATGATTTTATTTTTCGTTGAATATACTTTTCCAAAAATTTATATTTATCAAAGTCTAATAATTTTATAAGTGTACCATTATGCTGTCTATATCGTTTTAAATGCTTCACGTAAATATCTAAAACAATATCATCGGGTAAATTATTAAAAATTTCCATAGTATAGTATAGTATAATATATTTATAATTATAATTATATTGTTTTACATATAATTATAATACACCAAAGTACGTAGTAAGTCATTCATGCCTTAGAAAATGACAAGTTATGTAAAAATGGGTATTTAAGTGAACCCCAAGAGCAGGTAGTGGTAGTGGTACTGGTAGTACTAGGGGACGAAGATGTACAGGCATCAGTAGACCCAGGACATTTTAGTTTATAGATACATGATATTACTGAAAAGAACTTTTCAACAATTTTAAAAATAATAAAATATATAATGGACCAAAGTGTGCTGCGAAGTAGTAAAAATGGAAGTGACAAAGGTGTATCTCCGTTTTCTATTTTATTTTCGATTAGAGGAAATTTGGTAGAGTGTTGCTCTATTTTTTCGAGACATTCTTGGTGAGACAGTCCCTGGCTACGAAGTGTGTCGATGCGGTACTTATCCATTTTTGTCCATATTTTTGCCCATTGTTTGTACACGTAATTATAGTAGTCATCTTTGGTACACGCGCGTTTGTGCTTTTTTTCGAACTTGGCTGCAATTTTTTGTGGGTCAATTTTTGGACCATAGTATGTGAATAGTTTCATATTTTTATGTAACATCATTTTCATGTCATCTATGACATAGTCTTTATTTGTGGTATGAACAATTTGTATAGGTAAGTTATTATCAAAAGAGTGATAAATAAACCCTTTTTTTAGAGTTGCAGATACGGTGTGACGATGGGCGCGACGAAGACCTTCTGGATATACAGAAATATTTCGTATATCATCATTTTTGCGAAGTTCTTCTATTTTTTTAAAATTGTCCAAGATTGTTTCTTTTGAATTTCCGGATGAAATAAAAATAGCGGAAGATGTAAGGTAACAAATAGCCCCTATAACTGGTAATATAATTCGAACTTTATTTAATGATATAAATTTTGTAGAATAATGTAATACATAAGGGTCGATAAAAAAGTCACCCGTAGAAACATGATTTGTCATATACATTATATTTTTATCCATAATTTGATTTTTTTTAGAAACTTTGTACATAGAGCAGTTTGAAACTCTGATACATTCTTTACATATCGCGTGAGTTACCTCTTTATTATTTTTTATATCATAGTTTAGAATTGCATAAATAGGAT